GCATAATCGTTATATAACTTGCCTAATTTGTACAATCCTGGCGGACAATCAGACCGTTGTATCTTCCATTCAAAATCACTATATTGTCCACGAGCCAAACAAGGAATTTCCCATAGAAGCTTCCCTTCAAAAGAGAATGCTTTCATGGTTTCTACGGCATCATTGACAATCAAATGGCTATCGCCTTTCTTGAAGCCAAAGTCTTGCGGACGCTTTTTCGGACCAACCATGGTAATTTTTGTGCTTTCAGGCGCATATTGTTTCATTAGCCTACTAAGCTTTGCTGGATAATCAGGGTCTGTTGCATAGCTCTGCTCTTTCAGCATTCGCGCAGCAGCATAACGATTAGGCGCATTGTTCACGCCTTTGAATTGATTGTAGTTTTTGTACCACCTTGAAACCAGATATTCAACGCAAGCAGCAATGGAAGGGAAATCAATGAAGCCAGCTTTAATTGTCACCCACTTCCCATCGTAAAACTCTTTTGTGCTTACGCTAGAACCACTGCCTTTTAAGCCAAAGACATTGTTTTTTCCCGACATGTGACGGCCAAAGCCACTTTCAAGCGCCCATTGCGCTGCAACAAGCTCAGGAAAACGAGCCCCCACGCGACGAGCATGGGAGCTAATACCTTCCCAAGAATTGGTAATGTCAGCCATGATGGCTTATTTCTTTTCGCTGCCCACGCGGAAAATCGTTTTCAAGCCTTCGAGGAGCACTTGCAAAACGTTGTTGCTTTTCCAAGGCGAGTATTCAATAAGTTGATCCAAGGCGCCAACAACAATGCCGCCAACAATGAACCATTCAACAGTGCCCATGATCATAGAGCGAAGACACTACAAGCCTAGCGTTGAATCTCCAACTCGCGCACGCGCACTTCCAAATTCTTAATGTTTTCTGTAAGAGTGCCAAGTTTCTCAGTGATATTTTCCACTTGTGAAGTGATTTTCACTTGCTGATGGCCAATACTCATCATCATCCCCCCAGTTGCTAGGAGCATACCAGCAGTGATACTTACAGCCAAATTTGCAAGCTTATCCTGCCATTGTTCCATTGGTAACAAATGATAATGTTTTCCTCATTCTAAACAATCACCATTCTGTCATTGGCCGTTTAAGCTATGAGCAGGACAATTAAAGAATGCCATGGGGACGAGAAATGGACCAGACGATCTTCTCCATTCGCTCACTGAATTACGCCCTGGCGAAGCTAAACGCCGTTATCGCAAAAGCATCTTTGAAGACTTTCCAGCTAAAGGACCATTTGGCCATTGTGCTTGTGCCTATTGCGGAGCATGGGGCGAGAAACTGACCATTGATCACATTGTTCCTAAAAGCAAAGGAGGACCACACTTTGCAAAATGGAACGCACTTCCGGCATGTTTGGCCTGTAATGCCAGCAAGAGCAATCTGCCAGTCTTTGAATGGTGGAGGCCTCAGCAATTCTGGACACAGAAGCGCGAAGAAGCCTTGCTTTCGTGGGTGCATTCTCATAGCTTCGTAAGTGCCCATACTGACATTGGCGATTGGGAGCAATGGATGGAAGGCACGCAGCGTATCCTGCCTGTGCATGAGCAGCCAAAAGAAAAGGCGGTCTTTGCTTGGCCGCCTTTATTGCAACTAAAGCTTGCTAGTTAATTGGCTGAAACATGCTTTCTGAAGGGCCATTGCGAACATTGGGCAATGGACAGAAACCATCAGGACAACCACTGACCATGTAGTCATCAGGGTCGTAGGCAGCCACTTCCTCTGAAAGCATTTCTTTAACGGCTTCATAATTAGCCGCGTGTTTTGCTTCTTCGCTTTCAATGGTGCTAATCAAGCGATTGGGATACCACTGTGCCTTTTGAAGCGATTCCACGCCACCTTTCGTTTCATAGCGCCAAACGTACTTCATCACATTGGCCTTTAGTGAGCCCTTAAAGGCTTCTGCGCTCATAGAAGCTTCAATGGCATCAATACATTCAATGGCGCCTTGATAGTGCGGAGGATGATTAACGAAATCAGTCATGATCAGAATTGATAGTTGTTTGCTTCAAAAGCAGCAAATGCTTCGGGAGCCACTGGACGACCGAGCTCAAGCAAGGCTCGTGCATAGGCAACGATTTCTCCTTGGGCGCCATGTCCCATGCGAAGACTGATGAAGTGAAACAGCGACTGGAGAGAGCATGTCCAAACGAAGCTCGTATAGAGCGCAGACGGAAGAATGGCTCGTGCCTGCTCCTTGCACACTCCTGCCAGTAGAAGCCCTTCATAGGCCTCTGTGGCCGCGTACAAGGCCGCACAATAGTATTGCTGGGCTAAGTCTGTGTAGTCCGTTTCGGCCTCCGACAGGGGCTTCCCAGCGGCCTGGCGATTGTCTTCGCTTTGCTGGTAGAAAACGCTAGGACAATAGAATTCTGCATCTTCTGCTGAACAGTAACGAAAGCTCTTCTCATTCCAACCAAGTTGATCATCAACGAAAGTTGACGCCACTGTATGTTTCCACCATTGCCTAGCAACGAACAATGGTGCCTTCACTTGCCACTTAAAAATCACTCCCCGAAATGGGCTGGTGTGATGATGCTTAGCTAAGTAATTCAGAAGCTTGCCATCTTTTTCTTCCCATTGTTCCTTTCTATTGTCGAAGCTTTGACGAGCATCATTCACAATAGAAAGACTATTGCCCATGGAGTCAATGAGCGCCACCATGCTTTTACCATCGCCCAATGGATCAAGAGAAGGAAAGGTCATTTGTCAGAAGAACTTTGGCCAATTAATGCGCGAAAAGTGAAGGCCAAGAGCCACCACTGTGGGAAAGTCAAAAAGAACGATGGGAAAAGAAAGGCGGCGCAAAGGCTTAGTAACCAGCCATTAAGAGCAGAGCCAATCGCAGCAGTGAGAAACAGGCCAAAAAGTTCGCCCCATTTCTCGGCAGGAGTCTTTTCAGGCTTCAGCATTTTCCTCCTCTTTGCGGATTGTCTCAATGGCTTCATAGGTGTTGTTGCGACTAAGCAGCATCTCCACGCCAATCCAATGTGCCATCAGGCCAATGTTGCGAGCATACTTTTTAAGCTCTGCTTCTGAGGAGTCCGCAGGTTCAAGACTGTTGATCAACGCTGGCATTGCGGACATTGCCGCGTCGCTGATGTACCATTTGTCGTCTTCTGGAATGGACATGGCTTGAGGGAAAGGCTCGCTCATCATAGTAGCTTCAGTGCTTTTCGGCAATCCGTCCACGCTTTTTCGGCTCTCCCCCATCGTCATTTCCTTATCGTTCGCCATTCGCGAATAGCATAGGCAAAGAGACGATAGAACCATGAGCTTTGTAATTCCTGCGCAATTCGCCTACAATGGCAAAAACTATGCCGTTCACATGGGGCCTTTCAACCATTCAGCCGAGCGCGAATTTGCTCTTACTGTCAATCGCCGTGCCATTGATGATTGCAGCAGTCTGGAGCAGCTAAAGCCAGTGGCTAAGAATCTCTTGGAAGGATGGTCGTCTTTGCAAACTGCTTTTCAAAGCCTCATGCTTGAGAACATTCAACTAAGACAGGCACTGGCGAAGCGTGACGTGGATTTGCAGGCAGCAGAAGAAATTGTCAATGAAGCTTCCGCTTTGATTGAAGCTATGCAGAAGCAGAACGCAAGTGGGCAGCAATCATGGAAAGCCATTCGGAGTCTTTTGCCATGGTAGAAGTGAGCAAAAAAATTGTCCAGCCGCTTGTATAAGCAAGATTATACTTTCGACAATCTCTTTCATAGCCAGAGCCCGTCACATGACGACCACGGCTATACACGCCTCCTTGTATTTCGATGCCAGTGCGTGATGCTGGATGAGCAAAATCTAGACGATAGCGTTTAGAGCGTTTGCTTTTTGCATAGCGCTCTTGATAATCTTTTTCCCACGCATCAATGTCAGAAAACTCTCTTTCAAGAACTAACTGAGGATAATGAGCTTGCCAAAGACTGAGAAATTGATCTTCAAGAGCGCTCAACGGTTAGACAGTAGCTAACTTCACCTTAGCGCCTTGATTCTGATAGGCGCCTGTGTATGCCTGTTCTACGCTGCTTGAAAGCTGGTAGAGCATAATTTGCACGATGCCTTCATTGGCATATATACGCACCGGGAATGGCGATGGATTGGCAATGTGCATGGTCAGATAACCGCTCCAGCCAGGTTCAATTGGCGTGACATTGATAATCACGCCGCAACGTGCATAAGTGCTTTTACCATCGCACAGTCCAATGATATTGGCTGGCATGGAAATCAGTTCAAGGCTCGTACCAAGAGCAAAGCTGAAAGGGGAAAGTTCAAAATAAGAACTGCCTTGATGGTGAATGAGGGCCGCCTCATAGGGAATAGTGACATCTGCAAGTTTTGGGTCGAGCGTGGGCATACCGTCGTACAGTCCAATGTCATCAAAAATCAAGAACTGCTCCGGCGACAGGCGAATGTCATATCCTGCTTGGGAAAGGCCATATGAAATAGCTTTTGTGCCATTGCCCAGCTTTCTCCGTTTTTCGCCCACATAAGGCTGAAAGATGTCTAGATCAGCAAGTGCAGAAATTTCTTTGTCAGTGAGAAGAGCCATGGTTCAAGAGGAAAGAATAAACGAAAAAGCCCACGGCAAAACTAATCAAGAAAAGAAAAGTATTGTCCATGGTATAAGAAAGGGCACCGAAGTGCCCATTGTTAAAACGATGCTTAGAACGGAGCTTCCTCGTCTTCGCGGTTATCCCATACGGAGGCATAAGCCTTGGGCCCGTCTTTATCGCCCTTCACTTTGACGCTGCCTGTGTAATGAGGAGCTTTCTCGGAAGACCGTTTTGTATTTTCCCAGACTGCTACATCAAGGGAATAGTTGCCCCTTTCGTTGGGGCCTGCAGCTTTGAGCTTGTTGAGCACATCGGGGGTTAGGTCGATGGCGGCGGTAATTGGGGGCCGATTGGCCATGGTGTTTCTCCGTAGGAGTGATGGATGCCCTTGCTCAGGGCTCAATCATCTTACCCCCTATCCTCCGTAAGCGCAAACGCTTTTTTACCTGGGTAGAAAGCTTCAAAATACCTGCGCACAGTGTCGTGCATGATGCGCTGCTGGCTGATCAGCTCAAAGCCGTCAAGATGCACCAGTTGTAGTGATGGCTCCACTTCCTTGTTTTCAGGGTCGTAGCAGGCAATCACACACCAAGCTTCGTCAATGGGGCATGAATAAAGCTGTTCGGCAGCCATGGCATACGCGCCAAGTTGTCGCTTGTAATCTGCGAGTTGGTAGTCAGGCTTCTCCTTGTAGCTGGTTTTCCAATCGACGAGAGCCACTGTCCCATCGCTCATTGTTGCCACCATATCTAACGTGCCTGAGAAACCAAGCCTGTCTTCTTCATGCCACCATGCCACGGCGCTTTCCACTAACACTGGCGAAACAATGCCTTCAAGGAATGGCTCGACAGCCTCGTAATAAGGCTTC